ATCGTAAACGACGCGGCTGTCGTTGCAATTCTAAGGAATGTATTTCCAGCCGGTGGCACGGTTGCGGACATAGGTATTAAGTTCCCTGCGCCATCCCGTAACGGAACAAACGCAACAGTACAACGGCAATTACAAACGTTACCCGCCGATGCTGTCGGGTCGCCTGGATATTGCATTGCATCTATTGATTTTGTAGAAGGAACAATAAACGGCTGATTGTACCCCACTTCCCTTGCGTTCATATGCAAGTGGTCGTATTGGTCGCGGGGAATACGGCGCGTTCTGTTATCGGTTGCGCTAATCCATTTCTTATTAACGGCTATGCCCATTTCTGCGGCGGATAGCATTGCACCTGCATTGGCGGCTTTCATTGTTTCGGTTCGTACAATTAGTTCCGCCCTTGCTCTTGTTATATCAGTAGCCTTTAATGCTGCAACTGTTTTAGCAACGCCCCAGCCTTCCGTTGCGGCTTGTTCTAATACCCGATTGATTTGCTTAAACGTTGTATTGGTAATAGGAACAACCGCTTGTTGTAATAAGTTTTGACGGTAATATTCATTTACCATCCATATTAACTTCTGAAACGGGTCTAATGGCGCGGATTTAGTTTCACGTTTTATTTGGCTTCTAACCGCCATTGCGTTATTTACCCCTGCTGATTCGTACAACCCGCGTAAAGCCTTTATAAGCTGCTTTTGCGGCAATTCTGTTACCGTTATCCCATTAGCGTAATTATCGGCGAAATAGTTTATCTGCTTACGCAAAGCCTTGTATATCGGTTCACGGTAAGCGTTTTGTACCGCTTCAATTAGCTTTAAAAACCTACGCTGTTGGTTGGTCATAATCGTTTAGACCGTTAGGAATGTTTACAATCGGTGCAGGTGCAATCACTTCATCTAAGGTAGTGCTGCCCGAACCTATGATAATGCTGTTTAACTGTTCAGGTGTGTAACCTTCTGTGGATTCACCAAGTATCTCAATCTTACGTTTAGTATGTATTGGCGCATCCTTCAGCCATGCCATTTGTTCGGCTTTGTTTTCTTCCAATTCCTGATATACAGACGGGTCAAAGTCAATAATTGTTTTCTGATTGCCCCAATCCTTCATAAACTTACGGTTGAACTGGTCGCGAATGGATGCCAACATAGGCAATGCGCAACGGATAGTCAATGCCTTTTCGCCTTCTTTCTGATTGTTGTAAGATTTGTTTTCTGGGTCGTTCAATAGCTGCGAAGGCACACCGTAAACGTTACATAATGCGCGTAAGTCCATATTTTCAGCGTTCAGTAAATCAAGGTCTACCGGGGAAAGTCCTAACGGTACATAATCCACCTTGTAACCAGATGTTTCAACCTGATTAACATTTATACTGCCTTGATTACGAGCAAGTGTTTTCTTAATATCCTGCGCCTCTTGTACACTCATTAACGGGTCGTATCTGTCATCCGCAACAAATAGGATGCCTTTTGGCCCACCGTTTTGGTAGTTGCTAACCGCAGCTTGTTTCCCCTCGTTTGAACGGGTTAAAACCTTTGCAGCGGCTTGTAACGGCGAAAGACCGTATAATTGCTGCCCGACTATGTTCCAGTTTGGGTTTGTGTATTTATCGTGCAGTATTTCATTAGGCGTAAACTGTTGTAAAAATTGCAAGTACAACTGATACCCCGTTGGAATAAATGGAAATACGTTTAAATCGGCAATAATGCTCATATACTGCGAAGGCATAACCCAAAGTTCCAAAGGCGTACCCTTGTTTACCCCGATTGGTATTTGCTTCCCATAAACATAAGCGTTACCTGTTACTAACTTGAAAACGCTATACGCTTCAACAATATCACCCCAGCTATCTGTCGGATTAGGGTATTTTAACAGTTCGGATATTTTGCCACCCGTCTTTACGGGTTCTAATGCCTTTGTGTGTAGTTCTTGTAGCTTCTTATGCGTTAGCGTATGGCTTTTAGACTTGATGGCAGCGGTGTAGTGCTTATAGGCCGTTTCATCAACTATCTTGTATTCCGCCCACGGAGCTAATTTAACCTTGTCTGTTATTAGGCGGACAATGCTGTAAACAATATCGTTGCCTGAATAGCCATCCCTAACTTGTTGTTCCCCGTTCTGCCCTTGCCAGGTAACTGTTCCTTTGTTAATGGCATCTAACCCCGTATTAACGGGGAGTATTTGTGCTGTTCCTGATGGCTTGTTGGCTGTTGTGCGCGGTAATGGTACTTTTTCAATCCGCTTTATGTCAAATCCGAATAATTTCATTTAGGGGAAATTTAAGACAAAGTTAAGCATTATATTTAGCCAACTCCATAGTTCAGCAAATACGGCTTAATCGGTGTATAATGCGGATAAGCTAATTCGCCGTATGGTTGCACGGGAATATCGTGTACCGACATTAAAGCGGATAGATATGATTGGTCGTGGCGGTCTGTTTTAAACCCTTCACGGTTGCTGCCGTTGGTTGAATGATGGAATGAATTATTACGGCTGCCTTCTACCCATTGCCTTACGACTGTTTCTGTTTTCGGGTGGCTAAAATCAAACATAATGCAACAAGCCATTATCTGTTTTGCTTCCATATCGGTTAGACCTGTCTTTTGAACTGCATAATCGCTAATCCAATGCTTTAACGGATGACCTTCGTTATCCCATCCCAATATCCCATATTGGGAACATTTATCCCAAAGTGGATTCGGGTTTTTCATTATGCGAATAGTTGAATCGCACCAAAGTACACGGGTGTAACCACGTTCAAATGCTTCCCAAACAGCATAAGGCTTGAACTGGTATGGCATATCCTTATGCTGCCAAGCTGTGCCGAACTCATTAGTTTCTGGCCATCCCTTTTCAATCTTAACGCCTAAGTATTCGTCTACATATCCATCCACGCTACGAATAAGATAATCTCCGTACCAATTACGGCCATTGTTTACACTAACGGCGGAACGGATAAGCTGTAATTGAGCTTTAAGGTAGTTTTCTCTGCCTTGACTTGCAACGCTGACTAATACTTCTCTCATCTACCCAAAATTATATTCTCCATACACTCATAAACCTTTGTTCTTAACCCTGCGGCTGCGCAATAGTCTATAATCCCGTTTCTAATATCCCTTACGCTGTTATGCTCAACACATACCAAAGATGTATGCTTTAAGTCAATTTGCTTTAGCACATCCAAGTCTAACCCTTCGCAGTCAATCGTAATAAAGTCGTAAGTATCAATAATATCGGCATAGGTTATAGCCTTAACTTTTACCTTGTTAAACTGCACTCCGTTCCATCTATTCGTTTCAGATTGCACCGCCGTTGCTAATAACGAACTATCGCCGTTGCCAACGTGTTCGCCCATATCGTAAAAATCAATCCTGCCCTTTTCATTGGCAATAGCAACGTTTAAGCACTCTACAAGGTCGTTATCCTTATACAAACTATTCAGCTTCTTAAACGCTGTCGGGGATGGCTCAATAAGCAATCCAGACCAACCTAAATGCTCCAATAGGTAACGGCTGTTGCTGAATGTTTGCCCGTCATTCGCACCTATGTCTAATAAATGGTGCGGCTTGTTTCCTAAATAGTTTACAATGTGTTGCTGTTCCTGATTCTGTGAGTAATTAATCATATTTGCCATGTTTCGGTGGTACTGAATAAACCATATCAAATGGTATTAATAAACTTGATATTATTTTAAGATTTTTATATTCATTTGGTAAATCAAAATCTTTCTTTGTTTTTTCATTAACACAAAACCCTATAATATTACCATTTGTAGCTTTTATTATTTTATCCAATAGTTGCTTTGTTTCATTTGTCATGGCTTAACAGTTTTGTATAAGTAGAAATATAATGGCTTGTTTATCCTAACCTCTTTTTTCAATAGTCCGCTATCTTTTAGCTTCGTTGCCCAATCGTAATCTTCGCCCAAAGTAACATTGGGGAACTTTATCTGTTCTGCTATTGATTTGCGTATTGGTGTAATATGGTTAGGGTATCTTAAATAAACTATGCTACTTCTTTCCGTAACCGCCGTGTATGGGTAACCTAAACCCAATCTAAATTCAGTACGGTTATGCCCGTCTGTTTCCATCCATCCGTTAAACGTAATACAATCAGGGTTCTCCTTCGCCGCTTCCAATATGTCGGCAATGTAAGTAGGTGCTATCATATCATCGTCATCCACAAACACAATGTATTCCCCTTTCGCTTGTTTGATTAAATCATTCCGCTTTCTGCCCGTTGTTATCATTCCATCATCCGCAAAAGTTAGTATTTCAATCTCATCTGTACGTTGCTTATTCAGTTCGGCTAACAATAATTTTAACAGCCTTTGGCGTTTGTGGAGGGTTGGTATTAGGATGG